ATTCTATATTATTCTTTATATCTGTCCAAAGGTTGGGTTCCGAGGGTTTTAATTCAGGAAATAGTTCTAATTGTTCCATTGGTTTTAATCTCTCAGGCGGCACTTCACCGTAGCCTACCGACCTTGACCATTCTTCAGCGGAGTAATAGTAAGATTTATCAATCGTCATTTTGTTTTGCCCTCTTTTCTTGGATGGTTTCTTCACCCCATATTTTACGAGGTGAAGCACACATAACACAATTTGGTTGCCCACAATCTAATGCGTGGTGCTTGGCGAACATATGTGGATTGTCAACCGGCACACCATGGGACTTTGCTATCTTCACCTGCTTCTGTATTGCGTTTGAATCCTTCAACAACCTTTTACTATGCTTAAACTTCGCTTCTTCGTGGCTCATGTTTAACCTTTTCTAAATGACTGAACAATAGTTTTAGTAAATGCCATGATACGGGCATTTGCCTTTCTAAACTCTGCAACCTCCTGTAATAGTTTATGATATTCGTTAGTATTCACTACGGTAAAATCATTCTGTGGTGCCATAGCAGCATCTTCATAACCTGGATGGTACGGTGCCTCTGCAACCAAATCTTCTTCTAGGCCTGTTGCACTTGAAGGTGTAACACAACTAAGGCCCGGATCATAAGCGGACTTTCTATCGTCAGATGTAAATGTGGTCATTCGTAATATCCTTTTGATACAAAAAAATTCTTTACTTTTTCTTCGGCCTCTTGCTGTGATTCTGCCAATAGTTTTACACTTGCTACTTGATTTCTATCAACCCGTAGGTTAAATGGTATTGGACTGCCATCAAACATTATTTCTGGCGGTATATCTATGACCACCTCAAACTCTTTTAGGTTCTTAATGCGGTCAATTACATTCTTTGCATCCATTAATATTTTCCTTGTAGAATGATTGGCTTAGGTGTTTTTCTCTCACTAAACCCATCTTTTGTTACCCATAGTAACATTGTAAGTATGAATAAAAATGTGCCTAGTAGCACCAGATATTTCTCACCACGATACAGGCCATTATACCATACCTTTATTTTATTTGCAAGAATTGGATCAATCATTAGTGAATATTTACCTTTGGTGGGTCAGCAAGATATGGCTTATCGGCAATTGCATTGAGCAGGTTGCGAAAGTCTTTTTGAGTTTGTAATTCGTTATTGAGAAGAATTAAACGGGCAAGAATAACTGCCGATAATTCAAGTGCAGGGATTTGGTATTCAACGGCAAGGGTTGAAAGGAACTCATCTACTTTTTTTGATATTGTAAGTAATTCTTCATCGGTAACCATAATATATCTCCTTTATCAACCATTATACAATAACAATAATTATTTAGAGGCAATAAAAAACCCACCTGAGGGTGGGTTAGTTAGGCTTCAATCGGCATCTGTGGGTTTTGTTCACATACAAAATTGATATAGTCCACAGCATCTTCTTCACTAGTGAAATAACGAACAATGGTTTGTCCTGTGAAGCAAGATGTAAAGACGAGCAATATATTGTCCTCACGATAAACTGAGAACTTTATTGCCCATCCATTACGAACAACCGGGCTAAAACTCCGTGAGTTATTTCTTATGTCCAACATTAGCAAAACTCTTGAGGGTGCCAGTTTGAATGATTTCTTTTGCATTTTCTGTTACTGTATCTACTACTTCCTTTGCTTTATCTAGGTATGTAGTGGATTCTTTACCTGCAAATGAACCAATGGCATCAAAGGTTGCTACTGTTGCCTTATACTGTGCGTCAATTAAGGCTACAGTAAAGTCTTGGCTTTTCTTGGTATATTCTTTCACATCTTTTGCAACAGCGTATGTAGCAAATTGGTCAGCGAAATACTTGGTGGTTTCTTGAATGGTGTTTAGGTTAAACATGGTAATATCCTTAGTGATTAATAGTTGAATGAATTATGACGCTCAAATTCTTTAATCATTCTTTCAACATCAGCATGAGATAAAGGCTGCCGACTGGCAATATAACTTTCTAGTATGGATCGCCTGTCAATGGTGAATAGTGATAAAATCTTGTTAAGCATTTTTCCTCCGTATAGACCTCACAATGAGCATCTATATGGAGTATATAGTAATTTATGTGCGGTTGCAACATAAATTACTCACCATTGCCTAGACTTTATCACCTGATGAAATCAATCATTAGCATCTTCATACTTCATTTTGGCAAGAATATAATCCTTCACTAAACTTGACCGAACAATGTCATCAGCGGTAAATTCAATTTTAGTGAAAGCTGCCATGTGCATGGCAATATCAAAGAATTTAAGAATGCCTGACATATCGTTTTTCTTTTTGTTCAGGTCGGTTTGCCTGTAATCACCACACCAAACAATTTTTGACATATGCCCAACACGGGTCATAACAGTATCCAATTCTTCAAATGTCATGTTTTGCATTTCATCTACAATAATAATGGCATCATCAAAGGACATACCACGAATGAATGATGTAGATATAAACTCAATGTGGCCTTGTTCCTCTAGTCTATCCCATGCATCCTTGCGACCAAATAGTGTTTCACATATCTGGCGATACGGTTGCTGATAAATGTCCATTTTTTCATTTACATCACCGGGTAAATGACCAATCTCACGGCTTTGCACCGCTGACCTTACTACAATAATTTTGGTAAATGGGTTTGATTTGTCTAAAACTTCTTCAAGTGCTTTATATAAGGCACAAAATGTTTTACCTGTGCCTGCAACACCATGTAGTGCTACAAAATAATCTTGGCGTTTGTATGCTTCAAAAAATAATCTTTGGTTTTCTGTGAGTGGTTGGAAGGTTTTGAGGTCATCAATTCGTATGCGTAATTGATTGGATTTGTTAACTGGTTTCAGTTCTGTTACATTGTCGATTAGAGCTTTGTTGCGAGCCATTTATTTTTCCTAATACATGAGATTTGTGAATTTTACAGGTCACCCATGAGTTATAGTATTGTTCACTTAATAGAGCATGGCGATAGAATATCTCAAATGTTTCCCAATAGCTACACTCTGACCTAGATTTGCATAAATGTAGAATTTCTCTTGTGTATGCATCCTCCCCATTTTGTTTGACTTCTTCTTTTAATACTTCGTTGGAACCCCAATAGGTTAACCAATCACTTGATACTCTGCTCTTTTTCTTTTTGCCTTTTACTTGCCTCGTTTTAGATTTAGTAAAAAATTTCTTACCGATATATTTTCGGCCTGTTGAAATGTGTGTGATAAGATACACAAAACCGTAATGGTCTTGTATATCTTCTTCTTTGAATTGTTCTGCTGTATTATAATGAAACCACATCAATAATCATCATCCTGTTCCAGTTCATCTTCCATTATATATGTGGAACAGAACGGACAGTATTGAGGATTATCTTCTACTACTCTTTCATCATATTCAATCTTAAACTTTGAATCACACTCAGAACATTGGTGCTTTAACACGGTCATTAATTACACCATGATTGTTTTGCATCGCCATAATACTCACGAGCTAAACCATTTTGAATTAAACCTGCACGAACACTTTGACCATTAACAATGATATCACCTAATACACGACCACCAAATTTATCCCATGCATACAATGTTACTTGTATTTTTCCGCCTTGTGAAATAAGTTGTGATGTGTATTTACTGGCTAATTGAGCTCTTTGGTCTTCCTGTGGGCATTGTGCTCTATGACCTTTCTCAGGAGTATCAACACCAAAAATACGAACCGCTAATTCTGGTTTCAATGGTGCAGGCAAAAATGGTGCTGAGATAACAATTGTATCACCATCACTTACACGGACAATCTGTGCATCGTATGTAACTCCCTTTGGAGTTTTTTGTGCAAATGCTAACAACGGCATTGCTAATAATACAAGTAATAATTTTTTCATTTTATTTCCTATTAATTTTTGCTAATTTCAAATAACTTAGTGTTTTAATCCAAAACCAACCCATGTCAAATTCAAACCATTTCTCGGATAGTTTTGCACTTGCTGGTTTATTATGATGGTTGTTATGTAGTTCTTCACCACCAATAATTAAACCAATTGGTATAATGTTTTTAGATGTGTCGTTTGTTTCTGTATTACGATAACCCCAATAATGGCCAATACCATTGACCACACCTGCAGCCCAAAATGGGATCCATATCATTTGAATACCCCATACAAGTAAACCCCACCAAGAAAAACAAAGTAAATTTATTAGTAATAACAAAGTAATTCCTAGACGAGAATGTTTGCTATATATATTCTTCTCAACCCAATCGTCAGGTGTTCCTTTGCCGTATGCTTCAACCATTAATTTATCTTTTGATGCTTCGTGATATAGAAATGCACCACCAAATAATACACGCCAAATACCAAATATCTTTGGTGAGTGTGGGTCACCTTTTTGGTCGGTCATCTGATGGTGTTTACGGTGTATAGCAACCCATTGCTTGGTGACCATGCCTGTTGTAAGCCATAGCCAAAATCGTATGAGATGTTCTAATACA